GATTGGAGCAGATACCTTTGATAAGGGTGGAGTGGGTACAAACCCAATTGGAGTAGTATTCAGTGAGTATCCTATCACCAGACCTGATATTTGGGGCTACGTACGCCCTATTCTAGCTGTAAACAAAGGCTGGGCTATCTTTAACGGCACACCCAGAGGTCAAAACCACGCTTATGAGCTGTATGAGATGGCCAGAAACAACCCAGAGTGGTTCACAGAGGTACTAACTATCACTGATACAGGCGTATTAACCGAGGAAGACATCGAAAGAGAACGTCAAGAGGGTATGCCGGAGGACATGATTCAGCAGGAGTACTACTGCAAGTTCATTGCTAACGCTACTAACTTCTTTAAGAACATTAACGATGTATGTATTACCCAGCCAGTGGAAGCGAACCCACTGCGCTTTTATCGCATGGGAGTAGACCTTGCCAAGTACCAAGACTTTACCGTGGTTTCAATCATAGACGCACACACGCACGAACAAGTCTTCATGGAACGCTTCAATCACATGGACTGGAACATTCAGAAGTCTAAGATAGAAGCTATCTATTATAAGTTTAATCGACCTGCTGGTTTTATTGACGCAACCGGAGTGGGAGACCCTGTAGTAGAAGACTTGAACCAAAGAGGAATCATGCTTGAGCCATTCAAGTTCACTGAACAGAGTCGTAAAGACCTACTAAACAACCTATCAATCAAACTAGACCAGCGTAAGGTGGCTTTATTGGACGATGAGGTACTAAAAAAGGAACTATCATACTTCCAATACGAGCTAGTCGGTACTAAGTTAAAGGTAAAAGCCCCAGACCATCTTCATGACGACACAGTTATGGGAACAGCCTTATCAGTCTGGGAGCTACCAAGCCAACCACTACGCCTGAACAGGTCAACTATGCAAGCTCAAGCCGGTGGTCTCATTCAGGAGTTCGGCATTTAAGCGTGGTATAATAATACTTATCAACACCCCCCTATGGACAATTCAACTTTAATCAACCAGCACCAACAGGAGAAAGACCAATCTATCCAGTTTAAGAAGCGGCGATTTGACCAGTGGAACGAGAACTACACCCTGTACCGAGACAAGGTAGCTACCAATAGACTCACCCAACGGCAAGCAGTTAACATCCCTATTATTCGTGATACTGTCCAAAACTGGATTAGTGAAATAGACGAAGCTCCTCAGCTAGAGTTTGAGACCAGAGGTAGTGGCAACCGTGACTTAGACGGTGAGGTTGTTCTTAACGAACTATGGCAACACACCTACGACACGCAGAGCCTAGACATCATTGATAACTTAGAGAAGAAGATAGTCGGAATACAAGGTAGAGGATTCAAGTACTGGTACATGAAGGATAACCGTATCAAATGTGCGGTAGTAGACCCCTACGACATCGACATTGACCCTCAGACCAACCCACTAGACATCAACACGGCTCGATACTTCAACCATAAGAACATCTTCATACCGCTACGAGCTATCCTAGCGAACAAGTCATACACTAAGGAAGGTAAGGATGCGCTTAAGGTCTACCTAGACAGCAAGCAAGGACTCTTAGAAGCTAACCGGAGTGACGAGGAAGCCCAGAGTAGACGACAACGACTAGAAGACCTGGGAGTAACCAACTATGACGCTTACAAAGCCTCAGACGTACAAGTAGAGCTAAACCGTAGCCATAAACTTATTTGGGATAAGACAGAGAACCGTTTTGTACGGCATCTTATTGTTATTGCCCTGGATTCAGTAGTCTTATACAACAAGCCACTAAAGGAAGCGATTGGTATTGACTACCTACCGTATGCAACATGGGCATCAGACCCAGACCTAAACGACATTTGGAGTGACGCTATTGCTGACAACGTACGGCAAATGAACAAGGTAGTGAACATGTACTTCTCTCAAGACCTAGAGAACCGAGCGTACCGTAATTTTGGTATGTACTTCTTCAACACAATGAACGGTACCTTTACCCCACAAGCCTTTGAGGCTCGACCGTTTGGTATGTATGGTGTACCTGGCAATCCGTCAGAGGTGATTCAGCAGATGCAAATCCAACCGCTGGGAGACACTACTGGTCAAATTGACTACCTAAAGAACATGATTCAATCCTCAGTAGCCCAAACACCGACTGAACGAGGACTACAAGACAAAGCTATGGCAACTCTTGGAGAGGTAGAGCTATCATTCCAACAGTCAGACCAACGACAGCAGGTAGTAGCCAAGCAATACCGTCAGTCATGGGAGCAAAGTGGGCAGATATTCTACGACCTACTAGACTCAAACTCACGTGGACGTATCAAGCTATACAAGAAGGCCGCTGATGGGAAGTTCCAACCTAAAGAAGTAGGGAGAGAGGACTGGTACAACCCCCAGGGCTATGAAGTGCGAGTAGTACTCCAGTCTGAGAAGTCAGCCAACGATGATATGGACTTAAAGAAGAACGCCTACATCAAGAACTCATTCTTAGACAACCCAGTAGCACTCAAGATTGCCAAGCGAAAAGAACTTGAACTGATTGGCTGGTCTCCAACTGAGATAGAGGAAGTCATCCAGTTTGAAGAGAACAAAGGACAGCAACAACCGCAAGGGATGGGCGCACCAGTAGAGGAAGGAGCTAGTGATCAGCCACAACCAGCACAGCAGTCAGCACAGCAACCTGCACAACTACCAGTTAACACCCCACAATAATGTCTATACTAACCGATTATCTACAGAAAATAGGAGTCAAGTCAGTCGATGAGTTGAACAGTGAAGAGAAGTCTACCTACGCTGAATGGGAAAAGACCCTCAGTGGTAGGCAGTTAACCGAGGCAGACGTGCGTACTTTCCTCGACCAAGAGGTAGAACAGGCTATCAAAAGCCTTACTACTAAGAGTCTAGGCGAACGTGACGACTTATTTCTTAAGATGAAGATAGAGTTTACACAGAGCCTGTGTTCATTCCTTGACTCACCAACCAAAGAGAAAGAGATGATTGCTAGTATTATCAATAACAAAAACTAAAGGATAAAAAATATTAAATTATGATGGAATTCGAAGGCTCCGGCCCAAAGGTAGTCACCATTGAAGAGATTGTCAGTAAATCCTCATGGGACTCACAAGACGTAGAGTTTCTAGTTGAGCATGAACACTTGCTCGATGAAGACACCCTGGAACGTCTTGGTATCACTGAACCAAATCCACTGACCTCAGCAGAAGTACAGAAAGCTACTGCTGCCATGAAGAAAACTAAGCGACCAGCAGCGAAGGAGACCAAATAAACGTGTTATAATTAACTATAAGACCAAACCCTCCTTAGCAGGACGGTCAAAAATACTATATGAACAATCCAAACTCATTCGAAGAGGAAACACAGGACGCAACAGCTAACCCTGAGACCCCACAAGAAGGAACGGAACAGACGGAAACTGGTGAAACCCCTGACGCACAGGTTACAGACTACGAGCAGAAATTTAAAGACAGTGCCAGAGAAGCCCAGCGACTCTACGAAGAGAACAAATCACTACGAGAGTTTCAATCAGCTCAGACAAATGTAAAAAGCGCAGAAGTTATTACCCAACCAGAAGAAGAAGCCCTTTTCGAAGGATTCTCAGACTTAGATGAAGACGCACAAGCCAACTTGCTTAAGTGGTCACAGACTATCTCCAAGAAAGCCAAGGATGAGATACTGCAAGACCCAGCCATCGCCTTCTCCCGCCAGGCTTATAGTAAAAGTAAGTGGGACACCGCATTTCAGGAAGCTACACAAGCCCTCCCTGAACTAGCCGACCACAAAGATTACTTTGAAAGCACCTACTACAACGCGAGTAACGTCCCAGATAACATCAAAGACATCATCGTTGACTTAGGAAAGAGCTACCTATACGACAAAGCCAAAGAGATTGGAGCGGATGAGGAACGGAAGAAGACTTCACGTATCGACCTAGAGGACGTAACCGGAGGTGATAAAACACCAGTTCAGTCACGCTCCCTCGCAGATTGGACACGTATGTCTCAAGAAAACCCAACCAAGTTCGCTAATATGTCTAAAGAATTTAACGCTGACCTGAAAAAAGGAATCAATTAAACCTTCTGGATTATAAAATCCAAACATGTCACAATCATTAGCAGCTAATACTCCAATAGTATTTAGCCTTAAACTAGTAGAAACTCTCTACAACGAGACAATCTACCAGAACATCACCAACACAAAGTACGAAGGTGAAATCAAGAACATGGGAGACTGAGTTCGAGTTCGTACAGCAGCTAAAATCAGTCTTTCTTCATACACAAAGGGAATGACATTGGTTGCACAAGACCTAAACCCAACCGCAGAAGACCTAGTTATCGACCAAGCTGACTACTTCAAGTTTGTTGTAGACGACATTGACAAGCTACAAAACGATGTAGACACAATGTCAGAATACGCATCAAACGCACGAATGGACATGTCAGAACTTATCGACACTGAACTTCTAGAGTACGGACGACGTAACGCATCAGGAGCAAACGTAGTTGGAACAGACTACTCAACTGGAACAGTAGCAGTAGCAGCAACTACCGGAGCAGTAACAGGTTCAGGAACTACTTTCACCGCAGCAATGGTAGGAGGTTACTTCACAGCAGACGCTGGAGCAACTTACCAAATCGTTACAGCGTACGCATCAGCAACTTCAATCACAATTAAAGACGTTGGAGCAGAAAGTGAGTACACAGGTGGAGCAGTATCAAGTGGTACTTCTTACACAATCGCAGGAGCTACAGCAGTTGCTTTGACTAAGAGCAACGTATACCAGTACATGGTACAACTCGGTACAGTACTAAACGCATCACTTACACCACGTAAGGAACGACGTTTCCTAGTTGTTAACTCAGCAATGGAAGGTATCATGCGACAAGCACCAGAGTTTATCCCAGCAGTAGACGTAGCGTACGAAGAGGTAGTAAAGGAAGGGTTTGTAGGACGATTCGCAAACTTTGACATCTACTTCTCAGAGCTAGTAGCAGGTAACAACACAACAGGTTACTTCTTCCTAGCTGGTACGAAGGAATTCATGGCTTTTGCAGCACAGATTATGAAGGTTTCTATCATCTCAAGTGAGACTGACCCGAACTCATTCGTATCTACCTGTAAAGGACTACTTGTCCGAGGATACAAAGTATTCGAAGGCAACCGTGGACGAGGAGCTGTTCTCCGAGCAACAATCTCATAATCCCACAGGCTCACTCTCGAAGGAGGGTGGGCTTATTGGGCTTAAGACATTCATATGACAACAAACCAACTACAAACCATCATAAGACGAAAGATACTGGAAGCAACGACAGACGTTATTCCTGACAATATCCTTCTTATCTACACCAACGAGGCATACAAAGACGTATGGAAGCGTTTGTTTACTGCTACTGACATAGACACCACTATCATCACCCTTACTGCTGGGGTGGGGACACTCCCTAGCACCTTTGGAACAGCCCACGGTGAAGCGGTAGGAAATGACGGTAACTTATACACCGAGGTATCAATCAATGACTTTGTTAAAGAGACTATCCCCTACGCCTACACGATTGAGGATGGGGAGATTAAGTGTAGTGACACCACCGTAGCAAACCTAACAATGAAGTACTGGCCAAAACCAGACGAGCTAGTCAGTGGGTCTACACCATCTATCAACGAATACTTCCACGAACCTATCATCTATGGAGCGATGACTCGTGCGTACGAAGACCTGCAAGACGAGGAACTATCAGCCTTCTACAAGAATAAGTTTGCCACTGAACTGGGTGAACGAATGGCAGCACAGTCGGTCTACGAAGAAACGAACCAGAAAGGAGCTGTAATGTTTACCCACCAAAACTTGATTACTTAGTATGCCAATCAAAAAGCAACCATTTACCATCATCAAAGACGAGCTGGCAAAGGCTGTTGACGTAGATGACAACCGAGGACGGACTGTCCCGATTAACATGAACTTCATTGAGGAAGGGTATTTAACTAAAGACACTGGTTGTGAGTTGTTTGGAGCTGAAAGTGCAGCATTGTTTCACTCGCTATTTAACTACAAGAAAAAGGACGGTACAAACTATATCC